CGGCCCAGGGCGGTGCGGATCTCGGAAACATACCGGCGCATTTTCGGGCCCTCAAAAAAGGCCCGCATTTCCTCAAAGGTCTCGGTGGCGGTCTTTTGCAGGTGGGCCGTGTAGATGACCGTTTCGTTGAACATGAGCATGCCGGACGCCGCCCGCCCCTGCACCAGCAGGCTCTTGCCGTTCTGGCGGGGCACGCTGCCGCCCGCCGTGGGGGCAGTCCATTTGCCGGACACGGTGCGGCCCATCCAGTCGTCCAGGATGTCGCTCTGCCACGGATCCAGCACGGTGCCGCCAGCACACAGGATGCGCACGGCGTCCTGCCCGTCGGTGGCGTTATACGGCGGTGCGATGTGTGCGGACGGCTCCTGGCTTCCCATCATTTTCACGCTCTGCGAGGATCTCGCCGATCTCGTCGCCATCGTCGTTTGCTCCTTCGATCTCTTCTATCTCCCGGATGGTCTCGCGGTACTGCTTGGTCAGCTGAGGCAGGGCGCGGCAGTCCTTGCAGGTGTCGATGCCCGCCGCCAGCACCTTGGCCAGCTGTTTGAGCTGCTCCAGCCGGGTGCCCCGTGCCGTGATGCTTTTCATGGTCGCCATGGCCTGACACCCCTTTCTCCGGGCCTTTGAAATTTTTCCTGTGTGTAAATCGGCGCTGGACAGCACGGGGTGCGCCGTGGGCGTGGGAGGGGGCCCCTCCCCACCCCTCACCAGTCACCGTCTGAAACCTTCGGAACGCGCAGGAATTTGCCCGATTTTGGGCCGTTTTGCCCGGTTTTGTTGCCCTTTTGCGCATTGCAGAACCAGTGTGCGGGTTGAAGGTTTGACCAATCTTCGGCAGCTGCCCGCGCGGACGGGTAGCCGAACTCCCGCCAGCGGGAAACGGGCTTGATCTCGTCCACCACGAAGGATAGCGGATGCTGTGCGTCGGAAGGTTCATCATAATGAATCGGCCCGAAACGCCCGTGACAGATGCCGCATTCGCCGCCCATCGCCCGGAGCCGGGCCCGGTTGCGCCGCCGCAGCTGGCCGTTGGCATAGCGCGGGTTGCCCATGCGGTTCACCTCCTGACAGACAAAAAAGCCTGCGCAATGGCAGGCAGGCTTGCACCCCGCCGGGCACACTCCGGGGGCCTTTGCAGGGGCGGGGGTGCTTTGCGGCAGGGGCAGGGTACAAAATGACCCCCTGGGTATAGACCGGGGGTGGGTACAAAAAAGCCGCCCCGGAATGGGACGGCTGAGAATGTTCAAGATTGCCCGGCTGGTACATTCAGGCTGTTGGTAATTGATGGGTGATCCTCTGTGTCAGCCGGGCAGCACAAAGCCCACAGGGTGAAGGGAGTAAGGGACCTTTCCTGCGGGCTTTGGCAGTTTAAATTTTAGCAGGGGTTGACCGTATTATCAAGTCCGGTCTGCTCCGGTTTGCTCCGGACTTTTGATGTCCAGCTGGCGGACGGCGGCGCTGTGATGCTGGAACATCTGGCTGCGGGACAACCGGACGTAAACGGCGATCTTGTCCCAGTCCTCCAGCAGGACGTACCGGCGGAACAGGATCATGAAATCCACCTCGTTGTCCAGCTGGCTGAACACGTCCATCAGCTCGGCACGGATGGCGTCGCACACAGTGGATTGTGCTTCAGCAGCCTGCTTTGCTTCCTCGATGCGCTCCACGGCTCTGGGCAGCGCCTGACCGTCCCTGCCGCCGCCCGGCATGGCGGAATAGCGCTGGGTGGTGTGCATGGCTTCCGCTTCCAGCGTAGCCAGCTCGTCCAGACGCAGCCGCTCGAACCGCTTGGCCGACCGGTACCGCCAGAGCCAGGCTTTTTTCTCTTCGTAGGTCATCGGACTTCCTCCACCCGGACGAACACCCCGCAGGGGTCCGACCAGAATTTCTCCACGATCTCGCTGCACACCTGCGCGTCATCGGCCCAGAAGTGCAGTCGGGTCATCTCATCCTTGAGGGCCTTTTCCAGGTTGTCGGTGTCGGGTTTGCTGGTGCGCCACTCGCCGCTGCGGCGCTTGCCCTCGGTGGGAAAGCACCACTTGACCAGCAGCCGCACCGGCTGGCCTGCCGGGATGGGCGCTTTGGGTGCGTGGGGTGCCAGATAGGCGTGGAGCTTGGCGCGGGCGGCTTTGAGTTCCGGGCTGTCGTGCAGCACGGCGCAGGGCTTGCCGCCCTTCATGTAAGCGTGCAGCTGCTTTGCGTTGTGGGTGGTGGTGGGCGGCTGCATGGGGACGAAGAATTGCATGTACATGGGGTTCACCTCGTTTTTCTTTTTCTCAGGGTTCGCCAACGTGATGGGGAGGGTTCCCCGGATGGATGGGGGCTGTGCACGCCCCATCCTCCGGGATCCCCATCACACACGGACGGATTATGCTTATTATATATAGGCATTTTCCGTCCCGGATCCGTAGGAAAATGCGGCATTTTCCGAAATCCGGAAGCCGGACGCGGACGGATTATGCGGGCATTTTACTGTTTTTGTACGTTGCGTAAAACAAAATATTGCAATTTGTAATCATCCGTTGGAACCGGGTTCTTTGCGTCCCACGTCCGCGCCATCTACCCAGTAACCGCCGTCGGCTTTCAGGCGGCGGCGCACGGTGTCCGGTTTCAGACCCATATACTCGGCCATGGCGTAGACAGTGACCTTGCCGTCCATGGTGCAGGATTCGTAGGCGGTGGACAGCTCCACGGACTTGTTCTTGGCCAGCTTCTCCCGGCTGCCCCAGCGCTTTTCCGCGCCGCGTGCGGCAAAGCCCTTGACGTCTCCGTCCGGCTGCAGATCCTCCAGCAGTCCGCTGTCCGGCTTGTGCACCGGGTAGTCGAACCACAAGTTCACCGGGTCGAAGCGGGCGAACTCGCGTAAGGTTCCCTCGATGCGCCAGGCAGTCATACCGTCGGCCTGCTTCTGGGCGGCGGCCACCTCCGCGTCAATGGCCCGCAGGTCGGCCAGGCCCAGGCACTCCTTGGCCACGGCCAGCATCCGGCTCTTGCTGAGGGCATCGTCCGGGCCGTAGGCATCGGCATGGCCGCGCTTATCCAGCATGGCCTTGATGACCCGGCAGGCGGCCTTGTTGTGCAGCTGCTGGCGGATAGCATCGGTTGGCACCAGCTCGGTCA